TGGTCCTCAAGACCATCACCCTCGATGTTGTCTTCAAGGGACTCTGTAGAGATTTCCCAGTCTAGACGAAGCTTCTTGGTGGTAAGAGAAATCTTAGAGAAGGTTGCTCCGGCGTTTACACCGTCGTCAACTGCCTCAGTGGCAACTCTCATTAGACGCTCACCAATTCCGAGCTTGTCAATATCAACTGTGTCGGCTCTCATACGGATGGTTCGAACCTGGCTACCGAGAACAGTGGCTTCCCACATATAATCGATGAAACGGTTGGACTGTTCTGCGTTAAGCAGACCACCGCCACCAGATGCTACCTCAGTGGTACGAATGACCTTTTCAATTAGCTCATCGCTCATGTTGTTTGTTCACCTCTTTCCTTTTCTTAGATTACTTGATGTCGGAAACACTGAGGAAGTGTCCGCCCCACTTTGAGCCCTTAGCCTTGCTAACGGTCTCTTCCTTTGACGTGCCAACGTCGCCGGACTTTCTAATAGCAGTCTCCTTCTCAACACCGTCAAGTCTCTTAGTGACTTCGTCGTGCTGCTCTGAAAGACTGTCAAACTTCTTGCTAAGCTCGCCGTGCTTTTCGACTAGCTCAGAAAACTTATTGTCGAACGCCTTGTTGATTTCATCAACCTTGGTTTCGATAGTCTTGATTTCCTCAGCAGTAGCTTCACGAGTCTGCTCAAGACCCTTGGTAATGGTTTCCCTTACCTGCTCAAGCATTCTTTCGAAGTTTGGCTCCTCTGCGCCACCTTCGTCTACCTCTTCTGCTGCTGCATCTCCGGACTCAACAGTTCCATCAGCCTCAACCTCTGGAGCATTCTCAGTTGTTGATTCTTCAACTGGAGTCTCGGACTCGGCTCGACCCTGCTCTGCAACGTCGTCCTTACGCTCATCTGCCATTTGTTCTGCACCTCCTTCGGTGTCCTTGGACTTAGTAAATTCTGCTACAAGAGCCTTTACAGCTTCCTGTCGATTGCTGTCGGTCTCAAACCAACCAATGTTCTGCATATCCTTACCGCAAGAGCGGCAGGTTGCGGACTCGTCGGTTGTAGTCTTAGCGATTTCATCTGTTGAACACCAGAAGACATTCTCTACGGAGGTTTCTACTACCATTCCCTTCATGACTCTCTCGCCACCGGCCACCTTTTCAATACTGAAAATGTTGGCTAGCTGATTAGCTGGGCTGTCAACGAGGGACAATTCAATTAGTTCGTAGTCCTTGATGAATCGTACGTTTGTCTGGGCATCCTTGTTCCACTCAGTGTCAGAGTCTACGATGCTACCGCCGATACTAAAACCACTTAGAGTACCGTCAAGTACCTTTTCCCATGTATCCTGAGCACCCTTTGAGACATACGCTGTGGCGAAAATGCCTCGGTAAAACTTCTGAGTTGCAGAGTCATAAAACTCCTCTTCTCTGAAGTCCACCAGCTTTCCTACTGCAAGAGGCTGATGCATCTCACGGATGTTTCCACGGAAACGAGCAAAAGCCTTTTGGGATGCTTCTGCTAGAACAATGTCACCGTGTGAATCGAAATTATCAAGAGTGGCAAAACCACTTACCTGACGCTTCTCGACATCATACTTTGCAATCGGCATTGTCAGACGAACATTATGTTCATCAGAATGCCAGGATGCCTTCTCAATCTTCATGGTCTTATCTTAGTTACTTCTTTATTATCATGCAAACTAGAGTCAACAACCTTTCTATTGACCCGTAGGTTGATAGCTACAAAGGCACAATAAATGGAAACCATGCATGCGTTAATCCATCCTACTGACTGCCAGCTTCCTACGATGTAGAAGCCACTGACAACAAGCCAGTAGTAGAAGCCTGCCAGGGCACCTCTGTGCAATGCGTTATAACTCATCTTGAAGACACCGTGCAGCATCATTAGTCCAATGCCCATGGCTGCCAAGCCCCATACCAATTCCGGCGCAAGGGTGTTCATCATTTCGTAAATTGGGCTTCTGCTAAAGGTTGCCCATGGCATGGCCAGCCACAATCCCCACACGAGTGTATAAGTACCCATAATGGAGATTGCGGCTGTATTGATAGGCTTTCTCAGACCTCTAGCAATTTCGTCTGTCTTGTTCCAAAGCTTGTTCATGGTGTTACTCTGCCCTCACCCTTCGGCTGCCTTGCCTCTCCTGGTCCGTCTGGAGAGTTTGCTGAACGCTGAGCATCACGAGTTCTTGTCTGGCCCGTCTGAGCACGTGCTTCTGCCTGCTGCTGTGGCTTCTGCTCAACGACCTTATCTCCACTTGGAAGACCTGGCTTGCCCTGACGACCACGAATCTCGTTAGGAGTAGTCCACTGATTACGGATTGCCCTTTCGTCAATCTTGCTCTGAGTGTCCTCATCAGTCAGTGAAAGCTCGTTCAGATGAATCTGGAATACATCGGTGACTTCCTTCATAATCTTGTTGAGCTTTGTTTCAAAAATGCTCTGCTCTGGACGACATACCTGCTCCTTGAAAGTCTTGTCAGCGTCGCGAGCGACAGCTAGACTTGCACCTTCAGCAAGACCTACCTTGGTGATAGGAACTCGGTGAGCCATCAGAATGTCATTCAGGTTTCCCTTACGGTAATTGTTGAATGAACTGTCCTGAGTACCGGCCTCGACTGGCTTCATTTCAAAGCTGGTCTTTCGGTCCTGCTCATCAGGTGGAAGAGGAACATAAAGGGTTCTGTGGTTCTTGCCCTTCAAGGAAGTCTGGAAGAACTCAGTGATTCGTCGCTCTGCGGCTGGACTGAGCTTTCCTCCCTTGATGACAATGACATACCTAGGAACAGCCTTGTTCTCGAAATAGTCCAGGTTGAATCTTGTGGCGAACTCATTACCTGCGACAGCAGCCTTAGCTGCCACGATGTCAGAGATTCCGTAATATCCATTTCCTGGTGTGTACTTCTTGACATGGATGACCTCATTTGGTCTTGTGTCTCCTCCCACTGGGTCAGGTGTCTTATCGTCTCCGAAGTTACGGAAGAATACAGCCTTGTTTGAAATGATTTGAACGAAGCCGTCTCTTCTCTGTCGGATACGCATAGTGGTACTAGGAATATGGCCTAGGTAACCAATTTCCCCATTTGACTTCCGGCCGATTTCCAAGTAGCCATTACCGGTTACCTCATAGTCGGTCCATACCTTGATAAGGGTCTCAAGGAAGTCGTCCTCCTCATTGCAGCTTTCAATCCACTCCATGAGCCGTTCTTTTTCTATTGAAATCTTCTTGCGTGCCTTCTTTACCTTTTCTTCTCCCTCAATCTCATCAAGCTTTCGCTTGGCTGCTGGAGTCTCGACAAGGTCATAGCCTAGTCCAACAATGTTGGAGACCTTTGCCTTTACTGCTGCATAGTGAGGTGAAGATACTTCGTAAAGCTTAGCCAGGTAATCGAGATTGTATGGAGGAAGCATTACCTGGAAGGCGTTATAACCCGTTACCTCCTGGCTTTCTTCCTTCTTTGATGCAGCGCCATCCGTACCACGGAAGAACTTATTGACTTGCTTTGTGGTACGAATCTTGAAGGAACGTGAAAGGCCATCGAGGCTCTTGTTCAGCTCATCGGCTGACTTCTGAAATGGGTCAGGGTCGTGACTGATGTCACGACTGTATTCTGAGCCTAGTGAAACTTCAATGACATGTTCGTCTTCTGGCTCTGCTACTACAACTCGATTATTCGCCATTTCTCTCCTTGTATGCCTGCTCACTTACGAGAGCTGGGATATCGTATTCGTCTGGAATCAGACCAAAGGCTTGGCGCTGCTTCTGGTATTCATACTCTTCGTCGGTAATCTTTCGGTTACCGGCCAAAAACAGTGGCTCCCCTACCATGATTCCGTAGTGACGCACAGCCTCAGTCAATTCGTTTATGCGCTTGAGGTCACCCTTCATTGAGGAAATGCACAACCAGTTGTTGTCGTCATCTCCCACAAGGCGACCGTCAGGCATCTGCCACACATAAACACCATAACCGGCCTCGTCTACTACTCGCATTCTTTGCTTATTCATACTGATATCTTAAAGACATTGACGTTATTAAGCAAGAAAAGCCTCCATATCGGAGGCTTTTCGTTATCCTGCGGGTGTAATTCCCCAGACATGAGCATACAAATTGGTTGCAGGCACAGCTTCTGCTATTCCAACATCAGTTGTATCTGTCAGGACGAGACCCGGCAGTCCAAGATATGCTGCATATAGCTGTTGCAATCCAGCCAATGTCAGAGCATTCGTGATAACACTTAGCTGACTAACAATGGTGTTGGTAACACCAACGGTCAGTGCCGGATTTGCTGCTGTCGTGAAAATTCCTGCAATGTGATACCAGCTATTTGAATTGAAGACTGTTGCTCCGCTGGTTACAGAAACACCATTGACGACAAGAGTGCTAAGACCTGAGAACACGATTGTGTTACCTGACCTTGAAATACTGATGCCAGAGCCTGAAAGAATGTTTCCTGCCACTGGCTTTACCCACATATCAAAGCCTGTGATATTCAAATCACCGGCCTCTTCTTCTCCGTTGTATGAGTTATCCACAGTCAGTGCGATTGCTCCAGACAATAGCTGGATTCCATTGAAGTCTGCGTACTCAATTGGTTCGAAGTATTCTTCACTCGCCAGGCCGTTTCCTGTCAATGATGCGAATCTGTCTGCACGGCTTCCCAGAAATGTTTTGTCGATATAGACAACAATCTTCAGTGAGCTTACATATGAAGGGTCATCGTCTATTCCACCATCGAATGTAATGCGAATATCGATTACATCCGTGTTATCCAATGATTCTGTAGGTCCTAGGTTTGGATTCTTCCAAGTTGTACCATCATCAAGTGAGTATTCAACTGTAAAATCTCCTTCTCCTGACCAAGTAAGTCGCATGTCTGCCAAGGTTGGTTCTGGCACCTCTCCCAGGGAGACGCTTGTTTGCCAAACGCCAGGCAGAGAAGTGTTCGTATATACAGGAACAATAAGGCCATCTTCTACCACATCCGTTTCTGATTGCGTATAGGAAGGGACAATGCTGTCATTGGATACTGCTATATCTGTGAGAACACCTGACTTCCAATCTGCCTCAAGAGTCCACTCCTTTGCCGCCGCGATATTTCTCTTTTCGTCTGAGAAGTTCCAGAACGTAGCATTGTGGAATCCAGCAATACCTTCACTGGTATCAACTGATACACCATACTGGTAATGCTTTGAGATGACGTCACCAGAAATAGATGTTGAGTAGATTGCAGGAGCATCAAGAGCAATGGTGCTGCTTGTGGCTGACTGTCCACCGATAAGGTCTGTCGTCAGGAATGAGTATGAATCTGCCTGCTGCTCATCGGTCAAATCTGTTTCTGCAACGAGCTTTCCGTCTACATACAATGAGTTCTTTGCGTTGGTGTGAACACCTACGACATGAAAAGCTTTTCCTGACTCATATTCGAATGCTGCCTCACACGTACCGGCCGTAAGATACTTTGTTCTGAAATAGATATGAGTGGCTGTAATCGTCAGACCATCGTATGCGCTTGAATGGCTCATGATAGAGACTTCGCCAGTAATGCTGACTGGCTTCACCCATGCCTCTAGAGCGAACTGACGTAGCTCGTAGCCTTTGCTAAAAACAGGGTCGTCCATATCCAGGTGGTTTGTATTACTCAATACGAGAGCGCTACCTGAGCCCGCTACAAGGGCAGGGTGACGAACAATGGTTCCCACGAGGTCAGCGGTCCTCATACTTCCGGCTGAATCCGGAAATGCTGGACCT